TGGGAGGCACTTAGAATAAAGCGTAATGCTAAAATTGCTGAGTCAGATTGGATGGCTAACTCTGATGTTACAATGAGTAGTGCTTGGAAAACTTACAGACAATCTCTAAGGGACTTGCCTAGTACTTTGAATGATACAACTGTACAAGAAACAATTACTTGGCCGGATGAACCGTCATGATAAATTGGGGAGCAAATAAATGAGTATAACAAAAGTTCCAGCCAATATGTTCACTGCTGGTGTGATTGGTGCAGTTGGTTTTAGTGCGACAACCTTTGACCTTGGAACTAATACGTCTGGTACAGAAACGCTGGATGAGGCCAACGGCAACTTTCAAAAGGGAGTCAATGGAGGAGCCCACACGCTAGCGCCTCAATCAAATGACAGCACAATCGTTGTTCAATACACTAACAATGCAAGCGCCGGCACTTTGACTGTGAGCGGCTATGACACTGTGACGGGCGATTCGCTGACGACAACAAACGGCCACGATTTCCTCATGTTCTCGACAGTAATCGGTAGTTTTCAGAATTTGAATGTGATTGCACTACAATGAGTTTATTTCCTGTTTTCTCCCCACTTAAAAAGGCTGTTGCAACACTTAATTTTGTAGGATTTACGGCTAGTGGTGCTTCTGGTAGTACATTAGAAAACACTACTACATTTTCTTATAGCAGTATAAGTGTAGGAAGCAATGAGGGTGCTGATCGTAATATTCTTGTTGCTTCAGTGACAACAGGTGGTGGTGCAGGCACAGATGGTGTTTCTGGTTTGACTTGTGGTGGTGAAGCTGGTACTAAAGTTTTTGAAGAGTTAGCAACAGACCATCAACAAATAGTAGTTTTTAAATATGAAATTGCATCAGGAACAAGCAAAGATATTGAAGTTACTTACCAAAGGACTTCAAAACGAGGTGGAATATATGTTTGGGAAGGGACAAATTTAAATTTTAAAAGTAGTGTGGTTGAAACAAATGCTAATGGGGCTGGTAGTCTTACCCATTCAGCATCAAGGGATATAGAAGCAGGACAGGCTGTTATAGGAATTAGTATTCTTGCTAATGGTGAAGCCACTAGTTCGCTTACTTTTTCAAATGTAACTGAGAGAACTGATACGGCTCTTGGCCCCGGCTCAGGAGTAGGTACACAAACTGGTTGTGCAGATGCAACTTTTGCTGCTGCTTCTGCTGGTCAAGGTTTTAGTGTTGAATATTCTGCACAAGCACTAAGGACATCTGCATTTCTTGTCTTTGGCCCATAGATTAATAAGGAAAAAATTATGGATTATTTACTAAAAAAATCAGATGGGTCAACAGTAGATTTGGGTGGAACAATTAGCCGTCTACAACTACCTGACCAGACAGATACAATATTTCCAGGCGATCAACGTCCAGTAGATTTGGGTGATTACGTTTTGGTTAAGGCTACAGAAGTTACACAAGAGATAACATCAGGAAAAAAACGTGGTGATACAACTGTTGTGGGTGATAAAAACAATAATACAGTAACGGTAACTTACACTGCTGTTGATCAGACTGATGAAGAACAATGGGCATCTATTAGAGAACAACGTAATGCTAAAATTGCTGAGTCAGATTGGATGGGGTTTTCTGATGTTACAATGTCTAGTGCTTGGAAAACGTATCGTCAAGCTTTAAGAGATTTACCAGCATCTGAGTCTGACCCAGATGATATCACTTGGCCCACAGAGCCTAGTTAACGGAGAGAATAAATGCCATACTTTGGAAGAGCACCAGCTGCAATTGGTACAATTGCAAATGAACTTGAAGGTAATTTAAAAGTTACTGGAACTATTTCTGCTGAGTCAATTAATGATAAGTTTAGTTTAGATGCAACAGATGGTTCTGCTTCAAACCTAAATGATCATTTCGAGATTGAAGCTGGTGGAACAGATGGCTCTGCAACAAATGCTGGTGATAATTTACTACTAGAGGATGTAGCTGCTGATAGTTTCCTTAGTGGTGGTGGTCAACTTGCTGCAAACACTGGTTTTGCTGCTACTATATTTGATCATGGAACAGTTTCAAGTTTAACTGTAAATTTAAGTGCTTTAAAGGGCAATTTCCAAAAGGTAACAAATGGAGGAGCTCATACTCTAGTGCCTCAACTTGAGGATAGTACAATTGTTGTTCAGTATACAAACAATGCCAGTGCTGGTACTCTGACCACTTCTGGCTTTACAAAAGCAACAGGCGATGACCTTACGACAACAAATGGCGATGACTTTTTTCTCTATTGCACCGTGATGGGTTCATTTAAACAAGTTCATGTGGTTGCCTTACAATGAGTTTATTTCCTGTATTTGCTCCTGGCACTGCTGTAATACCAGTTGCAACTGCATTTACGCACAGTGCAACTCTAGAACCAAATGCTACTAACTTTACTTTCAATTCTGTAGATATTGGAACTGCATCTGATGATCGTAAAATTATTGTAGCTGCAATGGTTTCTGGAGGCGGCACGGGCACAATAGTAGGTTGCACTTTAGGTGGAAATGCAATGACTCCACAAGTTATTCCAGCTTTAGATAATGAGAATCAATCTGGAATTTTTGAGTTAGATGTTTCTTCTGGTACAAGTGCAACTGTTGTAGTTCAAAACAGTGCAAGTAAAGGATTTGGAGCTATTGCTGTGTTTGCAGTTACAGGCGCACCCCTTCAATCAAATTTCACTAGAACTTTTGCTGCGATTGCATCTACAACAGGTGATACTACTCCAAATACAACTATTTCAACTCCAGCATTAGGAAATATAATTGGGTGTGCATTATTTACTCATTCCTCTGGTGGTGCTTACACAGCTGCTTGGACAAATGTTACAGAAAGATTTGATGCTATGGCAGATAGTCAGGGTTCAACAACCACCGCTTGTTCTGATGACTTTGCAACTGCACAAAGTGATCTTGCTGTTGCTGCTACTTCTTCAACTGGTGCTGTGTCAAATGCAACTATGGCACTGGTTGCTTATGGGTCTGCAGCTACAGCAGGATCACCAAAAATAACGTGTAGTTTTACTGCATCAGCTGGTGTTACTGCTGATGGTGCAGTAAAAACTTATAGTAGTGTTGCTATAGGAACAGCCTCATCTGCCAGATATGTTATTGTTGCAGCTGGAACAACAGGTGGTGGTGGTGGCACAGATGATATAAATTCCATAACGGTTGGAGGAACAGGTCTAACAAATACTGGCGTAACAGCGTTGCATACGGATCACACTCTTATAGAATTTTGGGCTGGAAATATCACATCAGGTACATCAGCTGATATAGTTGTTACTTATGCAAGATCGGCAAAGCGTGCTGGAATTGCCGTTTGGCAAGCAACTGGTATAGGGTCAATTCTTGATAGTGGGTCTGCAAATGTAACAAACTCAACTAATCTTATGAGTGATACCATCAATGTTGCTGCTGGAGGTCTTGTGCTTGGTTATGCCTTTCATGCTGATGGAAACACTATTACCACTAGTTGGGAACCAACTTTAACAGAAGATTTTGAAGCAAATATTAACGTAGGTGGTGATCACTCTGCAGCAACTGCTACATTTGCTTCGGCACATACTGCTTTACCCTTTGGAGCAAAAGCTGATAGCGCACCTGATTATGGACTAACAGTTTTTGCATCATGGAGCCCAGCATAATGGATTATTTAATTAAAAAATCAGATAACTCAATCATTAACTTAGGTGGTACAGTCGGTAGAGTTCAATTGCCTGAGATGACAGGTGGAGATGTAATATTCACTGGTGATAAAAGACCATTAGATTTAGGTGATTATGTTCTTGTAAAGGCAACAGAAGTTGTCGAAAATATTGATCCTGAGACACAATACAGGGGAGAAACTACTGAAACTGTAGATGGTGATAATTTAACCGTAACTGTAACTTATCCAGCAGTAAATTTCACTGTTGAAGATTGGTCAATGGAGATTGATTTAGATGGCACAGATGCTTCTGGTTCTAACTCTGGTGGAAATATATTGTGGGAATGGTATGGTAATAAACCTATGAGATATGTAGACAGTAGAATGTAATTAAACTTAAAAGTCTAATAGTCCATACATATAAATATGTAGAAAGGATTGAAACATGGCTATACCTTCTACGAAAGCAACTCTGAAATCATATTGTTTACGCTCTCTTGGTGATGGAGTTATTGATATCAACGTGTCTGATGATCAAGTTGATGATCGTTTAGATGAAGCACTACAGTATTTTGCTCAGTATCACTACGATGGTATTGAGAGAATGTATCTTAAACACAAGATAACTCAAGCAGAGCTTGATAGAGGTATAACAAATTCAACAACATCTGTCACAGATAAAGTTGATAGTGGTATTTCTGCTGATTGGTTAGAGGGTAAAGGATTTATACCTGTACCAGATACGATTGTTTCAGTGGTAAAAGTATTTCCTCTCACTGATACTGGTGGTGGAGGAAACCTTTTTGATGTTCGTTATCAATTACGATTAAATGATCTCTATGATTTCTCCTCAACATCAGTTATGCATTATCAACAGACAATGCAACACCTAGATTTTCTAGAGCATATTCTTGTAGGCGAAACACCTATTCGTTTTAATCAACATCAGAACCGTCTTTACATTGATATGGACTGGCAGAATGATATGGAAGTTGATGAGTTTATAGTTATAGAGTGTTATCGTAAACTTGATCCTACAACGTATACTGATATATTTGATGACATCTATTTAAAACGATATGCAACCTCATTGATTAAAAAACAATGGGGAGCAAACCTATCTAAATTTAATGGTGTTGCAATGCTTGGTGGTGTTACGATGAATGGCGAAACTATTTATTCACAAGCTATAGAGGAACAACAAAGACTAGAAGAGCAGATACAGTTGGCCTTTGAGTTACCAGTGAATTACATGATAGGGTAATGGAATGGCTGTCAATAAACATTTCCACACCAGTAACGTAGCTGCAATTGCAACAGAACAAAGTCTTTATAGTAATCTGGTTGCAGAGGCAATTCAGATATACGGTCATGATGTATTTTACATAGACAGAACTATTGTCGCAGAGGACTCTGTTTTTGGAGAGGACTCTCTTTCTATTTTCAGAGATGCAGCTAAAATAGAAATGTATATGGAAAATGGAGATGGTGGTTTTGCTGGTGAAAAAGAAATCATGAACCAGTTTGGTTTGCAGAATTTAAGTGAAGCAACATTTGTTGTAAACAAATTAAGATTTCAAGAACTTACAAAACAGATTACAATTGAGTCGGGAACTGATAGTGAAGAGGGTGGTTCTGTTCTTTTAGAGGCAGGAACACTTGCAGCTATATCAACAGATTTAGAGGGAAGTGATTTTTATATTTTATCAGAGACAGATGCAACGGATTCAGATCGTCCTTTTGAGGGTGACGCAATATATCATCCTATTCTTAAAAAGATGTTTCAAGTTAATTTTGTAGATCATGATGAGCCGTTCTTTCAACTGGACAATAATCCAGTATATAAACTAAGATGCCGTCTGTTTGATTATAGTTCTGAAGAACTTAATACTGGTATAGATACTATAGATGAGATTGAAGATGCACTAAGTGTAGCCTCATCTGAGTTCCAGTTTACTTTGGAATCAAATACAGCAACAGTAAATGCTGTTCAATTAGAACCTAATATTGGTCGTATTATTCATGAGAACGAAACAGATGAACTTGTCGCACAAGAAGATAGTGATATGACAACAACGGCTGGTTCTTTACTTTCAGAGACAGGAGAATACCTAATTCAAGAGTCCTATATAATAGGAGATATGTCATCTGATAAGAGTTCTCAAAATGAGTTGTTTGACTCTGCTGATGATACAGTAATAGATTTTAGTGAATCAAATCCGTTTGGAGATGTAGGGAGTAGTTAATTATGTTAGGACAGCAGTTTTATCATGAGAGTATAAGAAAAGTTATTGTTGCATTTGGAACAACATTTAATAACATTCAGTTAGTTCGTAAGGACAACGATGGAAAAATAACGCAAACGATGAAGGTTCCTCTTGCGTATGGCCCTCGTCAGAAGTGGTTAGTTCGTTTGAATGAAGATGCTGATCTATCAAAACAAGTTGCGATTACTCTACCACGTATTGGTTTTGAAATACAAAACTTATCCTATGACCCTGCTAGAAAACTCAACAGAGTACAGAAATTTAAAAAGGTAAAGGGTGCTAATTCAAATAGACTTGACACACAGTATATGCCTGTTCCCTATAATCTTTCTATACAGTTATATGTCATGGCAAAACAATCTGATGATGCACTACAGATTGTAGAACAGATACTACCGTTCTTTCAACCAGACTACACACTCACTATTAACGACATGACCGATATGGGAATTAAAAGAGATGTTCCTATTGTATTGAACGATATTAGTTACGAAGATAACTATCAGGGTGACTTTGAAACACGAAGAGCTCTTATCTATACACTAGACTTTACTGCAAAGTTTTATCTATACGGCCCTGTTACATCCAGTACAGTTATTAAGACTGTTCAAGTTGATCAATATGCTGACCTTAAAGATAATGCTCCAAGAAGAGAACAAAGATATAAAGTTCAACCTAAACCTACAAATGCTGATGCAGATGATGATTTTGGATTTAGTGAAACAACTTCATTCTTTGAGGACGCAAAAGTATTTGACCCTGTAAGTGGTACAGATAAGGAAAATTGATAATGTCTAATCCACTTAAAGAATTAGATAATGCTCTTGGTATTCTAAGTGATGTTGATAAAATAAAAGAAGAACCGTGGAACTATGAACACAAGCCTCCATTTAAGACGCCTGCACAAGAACTTGTAAATAATGGTCAAGCATCTCCTGTAGTGGATATGAGTCAAGACATAGATAGTGACTATGAATATCAAAGACAAAACTTCTATAACTTAGTAGAAAAAGGAACTGGTGCAATTGAAGGAATACTGGAGTTGGCTAAAGAGTCAGAACATCCAAGAACATACGAAGTTGCAGGCAATCTCATCAAACAAGTTGCAGAGGTTACAGAAAAACTTGGAGACTTACAGGAGAAGATGAAGAAACTCAAAGAAGTTCCAGACAATGCTCCTAAGAATGTTACCAATGCATTATTCGTAGGAAGTACAGCAGAACTTCAGAAAATGATAAAGGGTAATTAATGTCCGAATCAGTTTACTTGGGGAATCCTAATCTCAAGAAAGCCAATGTTTCACAAGAGTGGACAGAGGATGAGATTAGAGAATACGGTAGGTGTATGAAAGACCCTATCTATTTTATTAGAACTTATATTAGAATTGTTTCTCTTGATGAAGGTCTTGTGCCTTTTGAGATGTATGATTTCCAAAAGGAGATGGTAGGTACATTTCATAGTAATCGTTTTACCATATGTAAACTACCTCGTCAGTCTGGTAAATCTACTACTATCATCGCTTATCTTCTACATTATGTTTTATTTAATCCGTCTGTAAATGTTGCGATACTTGCAAACAAAGCTGCAACTGCTCGTGACCTACTAGGAAGACT